ACACCCCAGTTGAAGTCAAATGATGGTGAATCTAAACTATCTAAGTGACCAACATAAGGATAAGATGTCTCATTGTGTGGTGAATCATTCTCATCTAAATGAATCCAATCTCCTGTCCTTAATCCACCTAATTGAACTATGAATGACTTTCCTTTCTTTAACACTATCTCACTTGTACCATTTTCATCAGTCTTTAAATCAAAGGATCTTGGAACAATCAAATCAGTGAATGTACCTGGTGAATCACCTGGTATCTGAACAAGTAACTTTTGAGAGAATGGTAATAAGAAATCTGTAGAATTTACTGAGAATTGACTTTGACTTTCAATTAAGAATGATCCATATTGCTTGTTAACATCATTCTGATATCTCTGATTCCAATAGTCAGTATCTTGTGTGAAATTAAATTTATAATTCTTACTTGCAAAATTAATTGTAGGTTCCACCATAATCTCTTGTGACCGGTCAATTTTAGATGACCAATCAATAGCATCACCACTTGCATTATAGAAGTCATTCAATGGCTCTATCTCTAAGACAGTCGCATCTTCTATTGATGGTTTTACATAAAGATTGAATGCACTAACAAAAGCTTTAAAAAATACATCACAAGTCATGTTAGGAAGGAATGGAGCTAATGCAACTGTACCTCCAGCTGTTAATCCTTGCTGTTGTTTTAATACATCTAACTCTGCTGTATTGCTTGTAACTTGAAATGACATAGTATAATTGCTTATGCCACTTCTAATTATGGTAGTATTATTAACAACAAACCTTAAGTTAACTCTTATCTCATCATTTATCAAGGTATTTATTTCTCTAGAATAATTAAAAGAGAATGATAGTGATGTACTAGTAGTATTTAATGATCCTTCATAAATTAAATCAGATGTTAAATATGCTCCATTTTTAATAATCTCTAATCTAACTTGATAAGATCCATTGATTGTATATGCTCCAGCTCCATTACCTGAGATATTGATGTCAACATCATGGTCACCATAATAGTTGATTTTAAACAATCCATCACTGGCTGAAACAAATGACAAAGGTGATGTACCTTGTGCTTGACTTAAATTGTCTTGAGTAACTGTACAATCATATTGATCTAAGAAGCTTCTAACTTGAGTATTAATACTTCCTGTTTGTTCTCCTGGTTCTAAGAAGTCTGAGAATTGACCATTAAAAATATAACCATTAGTATTATTATCTTCAGTAGTAAATAGTGAGTCATTATTAGCTTGTGAGCTATCAATCAATGGTAGCTCTCCACCATCATAAGCTAGTAGTAATTTCTTAAATGTCTGAGTCTCTAAGAAGTTACTATCCCAACTTATTCCACAATATTCAAAGGCCTTCTTTAAAACTTCATAGCAGAATACTTGTGGTGGAATATTCTCAACTGCAAAGGTATCGGCTGTTGGTCTAGTGTACCCGTAATCTATCAATCCATAGTAGTATCCTTCACCAGTCCACCCTTGTGAGTCATAATTGCTTGAAGGACTTCCATTCAATTGAATAATACCACTCCATGTATCTTGTTGATTAGCATAAGTCAATAGATGGTCATACTCCGACCAACCTAACTCATTAACCTTTATCTGCTGTAGTCTAGAGATATAATCAATTGTATCACTTACTAATGTAATGTCAAAGGACCATATACCACTTAATTGCTTACAGTTCATCAACTGAGCTATTCCATTAAACTCAAGTAATCCATTCTGATAGTATTGACATTCAGCCTTTATGCTTGGATCAAAGTCTATTAGTTCTGGTTGGTCTTCAAATATACTATCAATAGCAGATAAAGTAAACACACTAAGCATTAACTGTACATTGCCTCTTGTACCTGGTAGTGTAATAGTTTTTGACTTATTGCCTTTCCTTGCTGATAGGTCCTTAATATCATTGATACTAAAGGTCAAAGGAAATGGAGCATTTTGGTCAATGTCTACCAATCTGCCATTTATGAATAATTCTCCAGCCATTAGTTAAGTTGTGATCTGTAAGTATATGTTCTATCTATTGTCACTTGTTCCTGTAGTAATCCATCCCTTCTCCTAGTCTTTAATTGATAAGTTGAGTTAGTTACTTTAACAGGCTCAAATTCTGTCCCATTTGTTTGCTCAAGGTAAACTATAGGAGAGTCATATAAAGACTCTACCAACCAATTCTGAACTTCTTGTGATATCCAATCTGAATTCAATACCAATTGCTTATCCTTAGTCTTAGCATAATTAACCTTTTGACCTGAGTATAGTGGATAAGTATAACTGTTACCACTCCATACACCTGGATCACGTTGATAAGCAAATGAGTCTACAGTTGCTGATTGTGTTGATACTAATGCAAATGTGAATGAATCCCAAGAGCCAAGCTTATTCAACCAATGCAATCTATATGTCTCATATCTCTTGCAATCAGTATCCATATATATTGTGAATGGACCAACAAATGATACTCCACTAACATCAATAGCAACCTCATACTTAAAACAATCATCAAAATCAATCTGAGTTATACTTGAATTTGCAATAATGACCTGTGGACCAACATTTAATATGTTGAAATCAGATGATGTAATTGATAAGCTATCACTTGCAATTGTATTACCTTGGATGTCTAATAAAAATACATTTAATAAAACAGGAACAACTCCACTCTGCTCAAAATATCCAAGATAAAAATTCTCTTGCATTCCACATAAAGCTCTAGATGTTGTTGGAAAATAAGTTAAGAAAACTGCATCTTGAGTCTGATTTGGATCATAAATTGAATAATCAAAATTAATCCATTCAGGATACTCTAATGCTGAATTAAAAGCTTTCAATGTATTGCTAGTAGCACTGGCTTGTGTTATTGCAGGATCTCCATACTTCTCATAAACTATAATTGCATAGGTAACCATAGAATCAGTAGCATTCAGTTCTAAACTTGTAGTTGGAACACTATTTCTAATGTAAGCTTCTACAGCTTGAGATACATCTATCCTTGATAAAGCATTGAACTGTCTGAATACTTGCTGAGTTAATACTAAACTAGAATCAATGTATAACTCCACAATAAATGAAAAGTTATCCTGTGCTGTCTGATCACTGCTAAAAGTAAACACCAATGGATTGCCAGCTGGTGCTATAGCTTGTGGTTGATTATATATTGTTACTGCCATTCTTTAAAAAATTTATTTCAAACATTAATCCTGTCAACTCAGCCAAGTCATTTGCAATCTTATTAAGCACATCATCAGTGATAACATTCTCAGTGATTCTCTTAGGTCTTAATCCTCTCTGCTTAATGTTGTATGATACTGCATAAGCGTGACTCATATCTAATCCCTTCCATTGACTTATAGCTGTTGCCATGTTATGACTTACACCAGGATAGTTGAATGAAAATCTACTACCATAATTATTAGTACCAACTGCATTAACACCTTCATCAACAAATGGGAAGTAATCATCAGCTTCTAATCTAAATGACAATACTCCAGTTGGTACAGGTATAATTGAAGCTGCTAATGCTCCAGTATTCTGAGCTACCTTCTTAGTATAGTCTCTAAATTCAGAAGCAAGTTGAGTTGATAATCCTGTGATAAATCTATCATAAGCACTTTGTGGCTTCTCAGATTCCTGAGTAGTGATACCAAAGTCCTCAAGAAAATCAAATTCTGCCATTACTTAATATGCGTTTATGTTCGTTCTCATCTACTATTCTAAAGTAGTTCATCCAGAATAATGATGTCACATAAGGCTGTTGTGTAATTTTGTCCACACTGACTCCCATTTCTTTTGATAGTCTATGTAAGATAGTGGTCCAAGTGAACCATTCTGAATCTTTAATTCCTGAATCATCTGACTCATCTCCATCTTCCGTCTCACCATCTGTATCCCTAATATAGCGTTCTTCTGCTTTTTTGAGTAGTGCAAAAAAAAACTAAAGAAGTTTAAAAATTCATCACCAGGGAAATGTTCTTTAAACACCTGGTATCTTTTATCATTAGGATTAAGCAATCTACCTCTATCATCCTCTTGACAATATTCCATACCTTTCTCAAGGTACATTATTGCTAATGCTTGACATGGATCTTGGCTAATGTCTTCAATTAACTTTAAGTCAATAATCTGACCAGTAGCAACATGAGAGAAATTCTTTTCTAACCTATACTCTTGACCATTGATAGTAATGAATTCTTTTGGCTCAGTATATTGGTAACTGCTCAACATCTTAAGTAAATAATTGGATGCCTCCTGTACATTACCTATGTCAGAATTCTTAATCTTATTGATTGACTCTCCACTGAATAAACTAAGTAACTGACATTGGAAAATCAAGAATTGTGTGATGTCCTCTTCTTTCTGTTCCTTGATAGCTTCAGCCATCATTAACCATTTAGTCATCTGCTCTGGACTACAATCAGCAATGGTTGTTGGTAGTTTAATATCTAATTGTTTCATACTCTTAATGCCATGTATCTGCCTCGGTTTGTGAACTCCTTCTTACTATGCCATGCTAATGCTGTAGATATAACTCCATCATCATGCAATCCTGATGGTGCAGAATAAGTTACATTCCTTGTGTTTGGATTGTAAATATAGGAATAATTTTCAAGCTCATCTATTAACCACTGCTCATTGATGATTGATATTGATTCCTGTTCAAATGCTACAGCAAGGTCCTCAATGATGATTGGCTTTGTCTTAGAGCTTGTGACAAATGGATGAATTAGATTCTTACACCTGGACTGAAGCATTTCATAGAATACATCACCTTGATTATTTACCTCTACCAATGTAGTTGCATTGTATTGCTTGATGATAGTTGCTACCTTCTCAATGATCTTACTCCATTCATCATGTCTCCATCTGTGAGCTGATACCATTTGACCATCTTGATTCATAATAGTTAAGACAGTGTAGTCATCAGCTCTACCAATGTCTAATCCTCCATACATCTTAGCTGTCTTATTTGCTAATTTAATGCAGTTGCTTACGTTCTTAAAGATACCAGATGCATTGTCTATAAACTCAGCCATGTACTCCTGTCTGAATACAAAATCAGGTAGTGACCTCTTTCTCTCTTCCAATTCTCTTGGATCAATCATTGGATTGTCATAAGATGTGAAATGAAAGTAAGCATACCTATCATCATAGTTAGGTTGCATGCAGAGTCTATGGAAGTGATTCTTACCTTTTGGAGTTGATATGAATATTATCTTTTTACCTTTTACCAGGACAGTTGCACTAAGTACTTCATCCCACAGCTCAGGTCTAGTAAATGCCATCTCATCTACCACCATGTAGTCAAAGGTATTACCTCTGATATTATCTGGTCTTTCACCTGAGAAGAATTCTATAGTAGATCCAAATCCAGTGATCATTAAATCTGACCTATTGAATGTAAATAAACCACTGGCTGAGGTTGCTCTCTCCATCTCAGAGAATACTTTCTTACCTTGCTTATATACTGGAGTTACCCATGCTATTTTACAGCCTTTATCATTGATAGCCCACCATAACAATTGGTTGATTCCAAGCATGGTCTTACCAAACTGTCTACCAATATTGAGAGCATAGTATTTTTCATGGCCATGGTTAATAGCATCATGAATTGTTCTCTGATTATCATGTGGCTTGTAGCCTTTGACTGTACTCATTCAAAGTCAAACTTCTCTACATTTTTAGTCTCTATTTGTTGGCGATCACTCATGGCTAATCTATTCTTAGCCCAGAAGATACCTTTACCTTCATTAGCTACTACATCTTCTGAATAAGAGTCTAGTCTAGCTTTTGCTTTTTTAATAGTGTAAGATAATGGATGACTATCATCTTTCTCAATCTCATAAGTATACTCTCTAGTATAGAAGTCAAATCCTTTATTAATCAACCAGTGACCTACAAAGTATTTCCATCCAGCTACTTTTCTATCTTTTACTAGAGTAACGTCACCTTTAACAGATACATGTTCTTTCTTATTGTTTTCACATTCTATGATATATTCAGCCACTAGATCTAATAGTTTATCTGAATCTATATTTTGATATTCGTTAGCCATAATCTATTATATAAAATTGTTTTATAAGCAGTACTTAATATAGAATGTATAAGGTACCACTTTAAGTTTAGCAAGTATCCATATAACATACTTATATTTTTTGAAGTCATACTTCTCAAAGTTATCTCTGCTCCCCATTCTCATGTTCACAAGTCTTAGCATCCTTTCAGCACTTGTTCCAAGTTTTGTGAAATCAAATTCTGACTTTATGCTAAACTTCTCTTTGGCTTCTTCTTTACTTAGCTTACCACTTCTTACTTGTGCAGCAAGGTATACAATTCTTTTGTCAATTTTAAACTTTTCAGGGAGAAGGAATGATCCAACAAACTCAGTGTATACATTCTCGCAATGTTTTCCACCATATTCTTGCCAGTTGATTAGTCTCTTCATTTCAGCTTCCATTGTATCTCTGTCAAATCCGTAATGAAATGGTCTAACATTCTTGATACCAATCAAAGCATAGAATAGTTGGTCCTTAAAAGTAAACAATGGATAGTTATGTAACTTGAGTCCAGTGTACTTATTGTAAACTGACTGAATATATTTAGCATCCATGTATGTCCATCCTTTTGGAGTTGAGCCTTCCGTTCTAAAATCATGACCATTTAGAATGTACTTGATACCATACTTGTAAGCTGTATCATACATTAGCTTTGTCATTGCTATGTCGTTTGGAATATCAGCATCTGGAATACCAGCAGCAAGGAATGAATCATTCAATCTATCATACTCAG